TGCGACTTCCACTTTCTTATAAATAACGATCCCTCGCGATTGGTAGTTGTTTACGGGCAGCAAGAATACGATAGTTTAGCGGAAGCGGAAGCGGCTCGAATTCCTTCAATACTCCCACCTGTTGTTTCCGGTTTAGGAGTCTTAGTAGGTACTCACATAGTAAAGTCAGCAGCTATATCGATGCAGACTGAAACCACCCTCGATACTATACTCCTCTCTACTCCTGCCACTACCCATAATGGACTTGCCGGTATACAAGGAGGGTTGACAGAAGAATATTATCATTTAAGTGCCGATGAACTTGCTTCATTGAGTCGTGAGTACGCATCTATGTATTTTAATGCTAACGCTACTGCAATGGTGATAGAGACATCTGATACGCCGATAGGAGTTAGACAATTAAGTGCTGGTACTTTGTCAGATTGGACATTTTCTTCTGGATCCACAGCACCGATTACAGCTTATGCTGATTACTCTGGCACTGTGGCAGGTGCTGTTTTAGCCACATCGACGCATGGACTGACTACCGGAGATTTTATCACAATTCGCGGGACAACTAATTACAACGGAATATTCCAGGTTGTTGTAGTAGATAGTACACATTTCTATTTTATAGCTTCTTGGGTTGCTAATGATGGGGCGAGTGATTTCGATCAGCCATCTTACATACAAGCTGGGGCCGATTCAGCAGGGGTATACAATATAGAATGGAGTATTTCGACATCTGAAGGCGGAGCGGCTGGAAGTACTGTTATATTTAAGCCTTATGTTAATGCAACAGCAATCTCAGAGGCGATAAACCGACGTAAGTTTAGCAACAATGATGTAGGGGCGATAAGTGGAGGAGGGGCATTGAGTGTATCTGTGGGAGATAGAGTATATATGACAATTGTAAGCAGCGGAGTAAACAATATAACAAATTCTTATGGCTCAATAAGATTACACAGATTGTAAAATATTTAACTGATCATTAATTCAGAGAATATTTGAATAACAAAAAATAACTAAAAGGAATTATCTTGGAAGAAGGAAGAATGAAACAGCTTGTCTCCGAAGCTGTAACCGAAGCACTCAATTCAAGACCGATAAATGTAAATTGCAGTCTTGGCTTAGATAGGGATACTCATTATAACGAGCATCAGTTCATAAACTCTCTTATGAAAATGTCTGTTAGATTAGAAAGTATAAAATGGGGTCTTATTGGTACAATTATCAGAACAACAGGAACAGTTATTATTGGTCTTGTTTTACTTGGTTTGGTAACATGGGCAAAGGTAGAACTTAAAGGATAAAGTATGAAAAAAATATGTATAGGTTGTGGAATTTATATTTTTTTATTGTTGTCTGGGTGTGCTGCTAATGACCATTCTCGTAACATTCCTCTTAAGATAATCGCAGAACCTTATTCTTGTATTTATATGCATGTTAATTTTATTTTTGATAAACAAAGTGACGAAAGATCAACAGCAGACTCTAATGCTAATGGTGAGCTTTCTATTCCGTTTCTTAAATAAATATAGGTTTAATATTATGGATACAAACAAGGTTCATTACGAGGACGGAAAGAAGTTCCAAACTACAAGAGACTGCGTAATACAAACAAGTGTCTTTGGTTACAATATCGAGACTGATTTCTGCAAATTAACAACAAACGGAATGCTTTTAGTGTATAAGCGATTCTGTTGGGATGGTGCTACTGGTTGTCTGAATACCAAGAGTACAATAAGGGGATCTTTAGCTCATGATGTTTTATATAAATTAATGAGACTTGAATTGCTTCCAAGATCATGTCAAGATGATGCGGATATGACGTTGAATAAAACATTAAAAAAAGATGGTGGATTCTTTTCAAGGGCTTTGGCTTGGTTTGTTGTTTTGGCTTTTCTTGGTAAGAGAAACACTGATCCTGACAATAAAAAAAGAGAGCTGGTTGCCCCATGAGTATATTACTTAGGAAGCAAATTAAATTTTCACTTATGTTGGCTCAGTTAACTATTTATGCTTATGAAGTCCTTGGGGTAGGGCTTACACAAGGCGATGGCTATAGAGATTCAAGATGTGGCTATGGACATATTAAAAGCCTTCATAGAGATAGACTTGCACATGATTATAACGTTGTTGTGAATGGCGTTGTATTATTGGAAGGTGAATTATGTTTACATGCACACAACAAACTTCATGATTTTTGGGATTCACTTGGTGGTTCCCCTAGAATTGAAGCAGACCTAAATCATTACTCTTTAAGTCATTATGGTATGATTTGATAGTAGTTTCTTGACTTTTATATACAAAACACATATAAAGACGATATGGAAGATGATAACGAACAAAAAGAATTAGAGCTTACCGACTGGAAGAATGCTCCAACAGTTAGTGATCTTAAAGCTGATTTTGATGAAGCTCAATCTGCTCATGGTGATCATGTTACTAATGTTGAGAATTGGATTGCTAACCTTGAAGGTAAACAAACGTTTACGGTCAAGAAAGGCAGATCTAAGATTGTTCCAAAGCTTATACGTAAACAAGCCGAGTGGAGATACGCAAGCTTAAGTGAACCGTTCTTAAGCACTGAAGAACTATTTAATGCAGCTCCTGTAACGTTTGAGGATAAGCAAGCTGCATATCAAAACGGGTTGGTTCTCAATTATCAGTTTAACCATAAGCTAAACAAAACAAAATTCATTGACGAATATGTAAGGACTGCTGTAGATGAAGGAACTGTTATAGTAAAAGTCTCATGGGAGTCTGAAGAGGATGGTAATGGAAACAGTATAGTAAATAAACCTTTGCTTGATATTTGTCCATATAATAATACTGTAATAGATCCAACATGTGAAGGAGACATAGACAAGGCTGAGTTCGTTGTGTATAGCTTTGAGACTTCTTTGTCTGATTTAAAGAAAGATGGTAGATATAGTAATCTTGGTTCAATAACAAAAGGTAATGCTTCTGTTCTAGCTACACCTGATTATGAGACTCAAGATTCAAGTAATTTTTCATTTAAAGATGAAGCAAGAAAAAAATTCGTAGTTAATGAATATTGGGGTTTTTGGGATATTAACGGTGATGGCATAACTGTACCGATACTTGCTGTATGGGCTGGTGATACTCTTATTCGTCTCGAAGAAAGTCCAATGCCTGATGGTAAACTTCCTTTTATCTTGGTTCAATACCTTCCTGTAAGGAAGAGCAATTATGGCCAACCTGATGGTTACTTGCTTGAAGATAATCAGAAGGTTATTGGCGCTGTAACAAGAGGTATGATTGATACCATAGGTAGGTCTGCCAATGGTCAAATGGGCGTAAGGAAGGATGCTCTTGACGTTGTTAATAGCCGTAAGTTTGAGAGAGGTTCTGACTTTAAATTTAACGCTAATGTGGATCCAAAACAAGCATTCCATATGGAAACATTTCCAGAGATACCAAGAAGTGCTTTGGAAATGATGAACATACAAAATAATGAAGCTGAATCATTGACAGGCGTTAAAGCTTTCTCTGGTGGAATAACTGGTAATGCTCTTGGAGATAATGTTGGTGGTATTAGAAGCGCACTTGACGCAACAGCAAAAAGAGAACTTGGCATACTTCGTAGACTTGCCAATGGTGTAAACCAAATAGGAAGAAAGATAATCTCTATGAATAAAGAGTTTCTTTCTGATGAAGAAGTTATACGGATAACTAATGAAGAGTTTGTTTCCATACGCAGAGAAGATCTTGGTGGAGAGTTTGACATACGATTAACTATTAGTACGCCTGAAGCTGATGCTGATAAGAGCAACAAGCTTAGCTTTATGCACCAAACAATAGGCAACAGTATGCCTATTGAGATGAGCCAAATAATCTTAGCTGATATAGCAAGACTTGATAAAATGCCAGAGCTTGCTAAAAGAATAGAAGACTTTAAGCCACAACCTGATCCAGCAACACAAAGAAAAGCAGAGCTTGAAATAGCTTTACTTGAAGCTCAAGTTTATAATGAACAAGCAAAGGGTCAAGAGAATGCTGTTGATGTTGAATTGAAACAAGCAAAAACAGAAGAGGTTATGGCTAAAACTAGAGACATTCATTCAACTGCTGACCAGAAAGATCTTGATTTTGTTGAAAACGAAGCTGGAACAAAAAGAGAACATGAAATGAATATGAAAGAGTTTGAACAAGAAATGCAAAACAATGGAAAAATTGTTGATGCAATGGTAAATGACGAGCAAAGTGCTGGTGCTACAAAAGCACCAAGATAATAAAAAAACAAATGGAGATTGATGTACATGACTATGCAAGACAATAATGTTGAAGAGATTGAGATGACAATTGAACAGGCTAAGATGGCTATAAAAGACAAAGAGCAGCTTAAAAGTCTTTTAAAGAATAAAGCATTCAAAAGAATCATCATGAAACTGTATCTTGAAGAGGAGGCTATTAGATTGGTTCATATGAAGTCAGTTCCAATGGCTCCAGAGTCTAAAGAGAATATCGACAATCTTATGTATGGTATTGGTGGACTACAAAGATTCATGCAACGTGTTATTGATCTTGGCAATGAAATGGAACAGTCTCTTTCGGATAATGAAGAATACCTTGAAGAGTTGCGTAGAGGTGATGAATAATGTCAGAAGACAACAAGCAGGAAATGAACACTCTTGGATTGAATGATGAAGAATTCATGGAACAGCTTGGTTCTGGTGCATTAGATAATAACGAATCAGAACTTGATGTAGAAGTTGACGATGAAGAAAATAATAGCTCTGAGGTAGATGATTCAGAAACAGATGATAAGTCAACAGGTGAAACAGACGACGACAGTCAAGATGACACTGAGATTGATAAATCAAAAGCTGAAGATTCTGGTGACGAGACAAGTCTGGATAAGGATGAAGACACTGAGTCAAAGGATGACACAGAAAGTCATGATGATGACAAGAAAACTACCGATGATAAAGTAGACAAATCCGAGGCTGACTATAAAAGGATATTCCAACCATTTAAAGCCAATGGTAGCGATATGCAAGTTGATAATGTCGAAGATGTTATCAAGCTAATGCAAATGGGCGCTAACTATACTCAAAAAATGCAAACCCTTAAACCAAGTTTAATGCTAGTAAAGATGCTCGAGAATAATGGTTTGTTGGATCAAGATAAGTTGAACAATCTTATTGATCTTGAGAAGAGGGATCCAAAAGCAATTGCCAAGCTTTTAAATGATAGTGGTATTGATCCTTTGGACGTTGATAAAAAGGGTGGTGATGAATACAAGCCAAATGATTATAGTGTCTCTGAAAATTCATATAACCTTGATCAAGCTATTGATGATATCAGAAGTACAGATACTTTTGATAAAACAATAGAAATCATGGGTAAGAAATGGGATAAATCAAGTAGAGACATTATAGCAAAGAACCCTGACATTGTGTCCGTTATCAATACACATGTGCAGAACGGTGTGTATGATAAGGTAAGTAATTTTGTTAGTAGAGAGAGGGCGCTTGGTAGAATGTCTGGTATGTCTGACGTAGAGGCTTACAGGGAAGGTCTTAATACTCTACAGAGCAATGGAACACTTGCTGAAGTTGGTTCAAAAAATGAAGACAAGGGTGATAGTACAAAAAACCCTATAGATAAAGAGATTGATGCTAAGAAGGCAGAGCAAGCCAAAAAAAGAAAGAAGGCTGTTGCTCCTACTAAAAAAACAAGCCCTAAGACTTCAAAGGCAAAAGTAGATTTTCTGGATATGCCAGATGACGAGTTTATGAAGAAATATGGGCAATAATAAAAGGTAATTATTATGACCATGATATATAACGATCCAAACGCAAGCAAGTCTAGTATCTCATCTAGCACCACTAGCGGTGAACAGTTTAATCTGTTTAAATGGCACAAGAAAGCACTTATTGATATCCGTGAAAAGCAGTACTTTGGACAGCTTGCAGATGTTCGAGCTATGCCTAAACACATGGGTAAGAAGATCAAACAGTATCATTATATTCCATTGCTTGATGATAGGAATATCAACGATCAGGGTCTTGACGCTGCTGGTGCAACAATCTCAAGTGACGAGTATGCTGTACGTGCGCCTGGTTTAACTTTACTCCCAACAAACAATGAGCCTGACGCTGGTGTTACCTTGTCTGCTTATGATATTGGTGACTACGTATACGATCAGACCACACCATTCGGCTTTTCAGTTATTACTACTGCTGTAGCTGTTGGTGGTGATGCGACTGCTGCTGGTGCAAATGCTACTGCTGTTACTGAGGCTGCAATCAAAGCTCTTATTGAAGCTGATACCTCTGGTGTTGTTGCAACTGTACCAACCTATACTGCAACGTCTGGTCTTAGCATTGATAGCCAAGACATGGTGTTTGCAACTGAAGCTGCTGCCACTAAGGTTGTTGGTATTATAGCAGGTTCTTATTCTACCCAGCGTTCTGGTAATCTGTACGGTGGAAGTAAAGATGTTGGTCTTATTACTGCTAAGATGCCAGCTCTTTCTGAGACTGGTGGAAAGGTTAACCGTGTTGGTTTTACTCGTTTGACTATCGAAGGTTCTATTGTTAAGCAGGGTTTTTACTCTAAATACACAAAAGAATCTCTCGACTTTGATACAGATGAAGAGTTGATGATGCATATCACTTCTGAGTCTCTTATTGCTGCTAATGAGATGACTGAAGGCAATCTCCAGCTTGACCTTCTTAATGGTGCTGGTGTTGTTCGCTATGGTGGTGTTGCTACTAGCAATAGTGGAATTACTGCTGAAGGTTCTGATACTTCCATTCTTACATATGAAGACCTTATGCGTCTTTCTATCACACTTGACAACAACAAGTGCCCAAAGAGTACAAAGCTTATTTCTGGTTCCAGAATGATTGATACACGAGTAGTTAACTCTGCTCGATTTGTCTATTGTGGATCTGAAATGCTTCCCACTCTTTACGCAATGAAAGACCTTCATAGTAATCCTGCTTGGAAATCTGTAGAAGAGTATGCTTCTGCTGGCAATATTGCTATGGGTGAAGCTGGTGCTATTGGCCAGTTCCGTTTTATCATTGTTCCAGAGATGATGAGATGGCAAGGCTCTGGTGCTGCTGTTGGCACTAATCCTGGATATCTTGCAACTGGCGGTAGATACGATGTTGTTCCTCTCCTTGTTGTTGGGTCTGGTAGCTTTGCGACTATTGGTTTTCAGACTGACGGTAAGACTGTTAAGTTTAAGATCATTCATCGTGCTCCCGAGAGTGGAAAAGATAGTGACGATCCATTTGAAGAGACAGGCACTTATGCGATTAAATGGTACTATGGAAGTATGATATTACGGTCAGAGTGGATAGCGTTGATCAAGACGGTTGCGGCTCTATAATATTAACCAGTATAACCCACACGAAAGCGCGCACTTAGTGTGGGTTATCCATAAACATAAAGGATAACATGCAAACTACATTAGAAAAACTTAAAGCAGAAGCACAGTTTCTTGGAATAGAATTCCACCATAACTCTGGAGAAACAAAACTTCTTCAACTTATTAAAGACTTTAAAAACAAGTCTTCAAAGAAAGAGGAAAAGGAAGAGGTTGTTGTTGTGAAAGAGGAAAAGGAAGAGGTTGTTGTTGTGAAAGAGAAAACAAAACAACAGAGACATGATGAACTTAGAAAATCACAAACCAAACTTATACGTGTTATTGTTCATTGCAACAATGACAATAAGTCTGAAATGAAAGGTGACTTTTTTACAGCAAGCAATAAGATTGTTGGTGATTATAAGAAGTTTGTTCCTTTCGACAATGAAGAAGGTTTCCATATTCCACAAATTCTTTTAGATACAATGCGAGACAAACAATGTTTGAAGTTTAGATCTCAAAAGAACGCTGATGGTGTTGAAATCAAAGCTCCATACCTTGCTAAAGAGTACACTATTGAAGTTCTTCCACCATTGACACAAAAAGAACTAGATAAACTTGCTGCTGCTCAAAAAGCTAGAGGGAGTATTTCGTAATGATCAATGTATGTAAAGGCAGTAACGTTGCATTTACATTTGTTATACCTAGTGGAGAGAATGTACCGCAGAGTAGTTACGATAATGACCTTCCTCATGGTTGGAGTAATTGCGCTGTTATACATTCTGCTCCTAACGGTTACTGCAAGACAGAAATGGATCTTGCAATAGTTAATTCAACAATAATCCCTGGAACTGGTGATGAACCAGATGTGTATATTGATGGTTCTATTAAGGTTACATTGCTTATGAATATTGCTGGTATTAATGTTATTAGTTTTGCAGATTATATAAGTGAGTATTTTCAACTTGAAAACCCTATGGAGTTTTTAAAGATCAAGGATATCAAGGTTAAGGTTGTTGATACTGTCAATGTTGCTTCTGCTACAATTCCATCAGATAAGGTTTCATAATGGCGATATCTAATAAAGATTTAACGGAAGCTGGTCAACTTACAGTAAGTGAAGATGGTAAGTATGTTGTCAGTGGAGATGGTGTCTTTGATGATATCATGGAAGCGGTCAACAAACACTTATCGGCTCAATATGAACTTGGTCATATACAATCATCTGACTTTGCCAATATCTATCTTGGATCAATGCAAGGAGCAATGCAACAGTCAGTTGCATTTTTACTTGGTAGAGATAAGACCTCTGCTGAAATAGAGCTTATAAACAAACAAATAGATCTTGTAGAAGCTCAGATTAAAGCTCAAGAAACGGAACAATCAGCTAGCGCTGCAAAGACAGTAGCAGAGCTTATAAAGCAATGGGGATTCCCTAACGCTTCTGTTGATGCTACTACCGGTAAGGTTACTGCTGGTGATCCTGGTACTGATGGCCTTGTAGATGCTCAAATTATTACTCAAGTTAATCAGGGTGATGATGTTCTAAATCAAACAAAAACAAGAGATGAGCAATCTGAAAAAGATCTTGATGTTAAAGATGGTCAGATTCTTAAGTTTGGTTCAGAAGCAGAATTACTTAATCAGAAGACAGTTACAGAAACAGCACAAACTGAAAGTATTGCAGAAAGAGGAAGTATTTTAGGTGAGCAAGCTGTATTACTTGAAGAGCAAGGAAAAGGGTTCTACTGGAATGCAATGAATAAGTGGGCTAAACTTACCGTAGACGCTGCAAGCGTTGATGCAAGTCAAGGTGAGGGTTTTACAGATGCTATTACCCATTCTTCTAGTGATAGATTAACTTCTAAGCCAACACCATAATAATATATAATGGGATTCTTTTCAGAAACCATAAAGACGTTTGAGGTGTATAATCAACCTCTATTTGCGTATCCAGATACAAAGGATATGTCTGACGCTATTCTTTATGGTGTTCTTAATAACCAAGATATAGTGACCCATATGAAGCGTGCAATGATCACAAATCTAAATATGGGTCACGTTAGGAGGTTTAATAAGAAACTTTCTGACGGTAGTTATGTATACGGCTACCCAGAAGTGGAAACAAACTTTGTTTACAAAGTTACTCCAGAACTACAAGCTATACTTGATACTGAGTATGGTCATCCAATGACAGTAACAAATATGTCAATAGGTAGTCTACATGATCATGATTGGATCTATTATCAACTTGGAAAGAACAGCGTACAAAATGACTTTACTTATGTAACTAGAACACTTTCAGGGTGTCCTGGAGAGAACGAAATAACATATGAATACAATGGCGAAACTTATTCGTCAAACATAGAATCTGCTTATTTTGAAAATGGAGTAGCAAAAGTTATTACAACTTTATTTTTTCCAGAAACAGGCGATACTGAAATTTTTATATTTGATACAAACATTCAAGGCAAGCCTACAACAAATGATGAATTTATAACAGCGTGGTGTTCTTATTGTAGTGCTGATACTGATGAAGGTGGTGAATTTCATGTTTGGGTGTATAATACTTCTGAAAATACATATCCACAAATAGGAGATATACCAACATTTCATTTTGGTTCAACTGTTGGATTCGCTGAATGTTTTCCTGCCATACCTCTTCGTGTTAAAAATGTAAATTATAATGATGAAGCTTCTGAATTAAACAAAAAGTCTATAGAAGATCAGTTAAAAATATTTGGTGTTGATGCTGAACTTGTTATAAGTGAAGTAATGAGCAATGCTCAGGTCGCAGATGATCCAAACAAGATGGACAATATCTTCTCTAACTTTGGTGTCAGGATATGGGATGAATCTGAAGCCGGTAGGCAATACCTATACACATTCTTTTCGGAACTTCATTCCTATGTCTTGCAAGCTGAAAATGTAGACGAAATGGTTGAGTGTATAGAAACCAAAGAAGATCCAGTGCAAGAAGATGATAGCTATGAAGCAGTAACACCAGAAACACAATGCCATTCTATATTTGTTAAAACAGAATTTAGCGACACAAGGTTTTATTTCTCAGGTATAAAAAATGAGTTTTTTACTAAGTCTCAAATTGATTCGGATCCAGATCTTGCTTCAATATATTACTCAGATGTAAGAAACTTCGATTCAAGCAATAATCTTACAAGGCCGTACCACTCTTCGTCAGGTGAACTGTTAAGACCCGCTGGGTACACTGCTAAAAGCGTTGAGGAAGTTCAAAATTGGATTGATGGCAAAGGGACTAAATCTCATATACCTATACCAGAAGGAACCACTGGTTGGAATTGGTTAAAACCTGCTGTTAGAATTGAAAATTATACTGGTGTTGTTTACGATCCAGATAATAATGTTTTAGTTATAGATGAATTGATACCTGAAAACATATACGAAAAACATGAAGATGGTATAAAAATAATAGCTCCAGTTGTTAACGAAAACGTAACAACAATAACATATTATGCTATTCTTTCTAATGGAATGGATAGTTTTACTGTTTATGGGCCTGCTGGTCAGGTTGTTGTAGAGGATACAGATACTAGTACATCAAGACTCGTTAAACTTACATTGATGGACACAAACAAGCTTACAGTTCCATTGATGTTTGGATTGCTTGAAAATACATACGGTAATGGACAAATGCATGACAAGGTTAATGCCCTTGTTTGTAGTATGCACATGAGTATATATGTTGCTGATATAACAGTAATCAAATATCCTTGGTGGGCAATTGTATTAAAAATTGTAATGTTAGTGATTACAGTTGTAATGATTTATTATGGTATGGCTGGTACGTGGTTACAGTTCGCAGAGGGTGCATTGACTGCTGCTATACTTGCAGGCATTGCAATGTATATGATATCAGATATGATATTCACATTGCTTAGTGATATAAGCCCTTGGGTTGCTCTTGCTGCTTCTGTAGTTGCAGTATTGTATGGTTATTACAATGCTGGTGGACTTGCAGCTTTTAATATCTCTACGATGTCTCTATCTCAAATGTTACAACTTGCGATACAGATAATAAGTACATCTTTGAGGGTAGCTGGTATAATAGAAGCAGAAAACGCAGAAGATAGTTTTCAACTTCTTGATGATAAGTTCAAAGAGGAGATGAACGAAATAAATAAGCTCCTTGGCCCTGACCATTCAAGTGATGTTGCTTTTACAGCTTTGTATGGAAAAGGAAGTAGTTCTAATTTTGTACCTATAGATCCAGAAACTTATTTCAATAGAGTTGATAATTTTTGCGAAATAGGAACTTCTATGTTAGATGTAGATGATATGTATAATATTTATAATACGCTTCCAGGTGTTGCGTAACAGGAGAACAAAATGGTATACCCAAACAACAATTACTTTGGATCAAACAACGTAGCAGGTCAACCAGATCAAAATAGTATGGGCCTTCCTAACTGGAACGAAGGTCTTCAGAACGCACAACTTCCAGCAACTGGCAGCAATCTTCAATTTGGTGGAGCCAATGGTGGTCAACCAAACAATGGTTTTTTTGGTAACATCACAGCACAAGGTTTGGGTCAGACAATGCAAGGTGTTGCTGGTCTTGGACAGTTTGGGTTAGGTGTTGCTAATTATTTTCAGAACAAGAATATGTATAAAGATGCAAGAAATCTACAGCTTGCTAATTTTGCAGAACAAAAGAAAGCTGCTGCATTTAACGCACAAAATGAACTTGATAGGCTTCGTCGTCATGGGGCAGCTACTAGAGAAGGTGCTGAAGCTGCTAACCGTATTACTAGAATATAAAAGAGATAAATTATGTCACCAAGATATGTAGCAACGTGGAGAAATACTGGTGATGGAGCGTCTTTGGTTAACGCTGCTAATTCTGGCAATGCTAATGCCACACAGCAAATGGTACAAGGCGTACAAGGTGTTGGTGATGCTTTTACCAACTACGACAAGATGAATCTTGCTAAAGACGAACTTGCTGTTAAACAAGCTAATGAAGATGCTCGGCTTGCTTTGCTTCAAAGTGCTGATGCAAGAAACAATGAAGGGCTTGTTTTAAAAAAACAAAAGATCGAAGCAGATAAAACATCAAATGACTTACTTACTCAGTCTTTAAATGGTTTACAGCAAACAGGAAGTACAGAGCAGAATCTGAAAAATATAAGAGAAGCTTCAAAGCTATTGCCCGTTGATCAGAGAAAAGAGTTTATTAGTCTTGGTCATGCTCAACTTGGTGTTGACGCCACAACAGACGCAGAGGCTAGAAATGCAGATGTTTTGAATACTATATCAAACGTTAGTTCTATGATGAATGTTAAAGAGCCTAGTACTCTTGCAGAATATTCTTCTCTTGTCAATCAAGCAAAATCTACAAATAAGCATGTAAAGACATCTGATATCATATCTGAAAATCCACAAAGATTTGTTAATCTTGCTGTTAATGAGATACTTACTCCAAAGAATGAACAGGTTATAACTAGTTCATTAAAGCTTGTTGATGAGTCTCTTAACAACCTTGATAAAGGTCTTGACGATGAAGAGCTTGGTAAGAGAAAAAATGTATATAAAGGACTAGAAAGTAATATCAGAGATATGTTATTCAACGGAAATGAATTAATGTCTTCATTGCAGTTAGACCAATCCACACAGAAAATGATTGAAGATAATGTTATTGGATCAAATACCCCGGTTGGCGAACTTATATCTAAGCAAAGATTGCTTGGCAAACAACTTGCAGAACTTGAAACAGAAAAGAGACTTGCTGTTAACAAGAAAGCAGACATTAGGCTTGAAGATTACAAAAAGTTTAGACTTTCTAATACTGAAGCTACTTTGAAAAGCCAACTTAGAAAATCTGTTAAGAACAAAAGCGAGTTCTCAAACGAGATAGATGAAATATCAAACATGACGAACAAGCTTATTAATAATACAACTACATTGGCAAAAACTCATCCTGAGTTTGTTGTCGCAGCAGTTAAGGAACTTGTTTCGATGACTGATTCATCTGTTCCTTTTGATCCTCGTGAAGTTTACAATGGTTGGGATGAAGATGCCATACTCAGGAGAGCTACTGAACTTTATAATTATACTGCTGACCAAGGTGTATTTGGTGATAGCAACAAAGCAAGTAAAGAAATAAAGGACATGGTTAAACAAGCAAAGAATTACAAATCTTCTCCAAGACCTGAAACAGATACTACAGTTGCTCCTTAATTCCGCAGAGGAAATCAATGTTTAATACTGGTTATTTTGGTAGTGGTTTTAAAGATAATAGGACTACTGCTGAGAAGAAGAAAGATGAACTTGGTCTTTATACTGATGAAGTTGAAATAGCTGAACATATTGATGGCGATACATTCAAAACCACCACTGGTGAAAAGGTAAGACTTTCAGGGGTTGACACGTTTGAATCAGACCTTGGCGTTCTTAGGAATATAAACCCATTAAAATTAGAATCACAAAGAAACGAGTACGCAAGAGCTTATGGTAAAGACGTAAAGAATGTTACTCTTGAAGATCTTGCTGCTGCCGGTACAGTTGGTAAACAAATGGCTGCTGGTTTACTTGGCAAAAAAGTAAGGCTAAGTCGCTTTGATACTGATGTCTATGGAAGAACACTTGCAAGTGTATACAACGAAGATGGGACTAACGTATCAGAAGCTTTAAATGTTGCTGGTGTTAATGCTGGTATTGGGTCAAGGTTTGAACAGAAGAAGAATGTAGTTAGTTTGCTTTCAGAACAAAAGAGAGACTCTCTTGGATTTGTGAAAGAAGCAAAACAACCAACAGGTTACAATCCAGACACAGGAGAGCCTGAAATTCAAATTGAACCAAATGGAACATACTCCTTTGGTCAATTGAAAGGACAGACTGAAGGTACTCTAAACCTATTAATTGGTACTGAGCAAGCACGTTACGATGCTGCAAAACATGCAATATCTCAATCTAATGGTCTTGTCAACGCTGCCACAGGTGTACTCACTGGCCTTGGTAAGACAGTTGATGACACAATAATACAACCTGCAATAGAGAGAGTAATATACTCTGGCCCAAGAGATTTGTATCAAGCTAAAGAACAGTTCAATCTTCCAGATGATCCAGAAGAAGGTGTGATAGAAACCACCGGAGAAATGACAGATGAAGATGTTGCTTTGTTTGAAGGTCTTAAACAAATTCCACCCGATGAACTTACCGATGAACACAAAGCTTTCCTTGATTCAAAAAAAGGAAAGTTCCTTGATGCTGTAAATCAAAACATTATAGATAGAGGTACTGCTGTTGGTAAACTTAAGAAACAACAAGAGCTTGATGCTAAAAGAGTTAATCGTGTAGAGAACAGTAAGGTTGACGCAAGGGTAAAGCGAGTATTTGAACAAGAGGGTTTTGTTCCTGGTATAATTGAAGCTGCTGGAGATATCTGGGATTATACGAAACGTATGCCAGAAAGTCTCCCTATGATGGTTGCCCTTTCAAATGTTTATACAACAGTTCCCGCTATGGCTGGAATGTTTAGTTCAGCTCAAAACGATAACTATAATGAGTTTGTTTCTATAAATAAAAGGCAACCAAACAAAAGAGAAAAACAGATCATTGATTTTGGATCACTTCTTCAAGTTGCTGGAGAAAAGCTTGAAGCTAGTTACTTATTAAAAGCTGGTGGTAGCCCAAAAATCATAGGAGCACTTGCTGAAAAGTTTGCAAAACTACCTAAGAGTATGAACTTCTTAGTTGGCAATGTTGGTAAAGGTCTTGAGACTGTTATTGTAGAAGGCGCTTCTGGCGCAACAACATCATTTGGTGAAGAGCTTGCTGTAAAACAAGATCTAAGTAAAGTAAACAAAACAACTGTGTTTGAAGGTATGGTTGCAGAAGCTTTTGGTGGTCTTGGATTCCAAGCTGTTAATAGTGTTAGGCAAGCTGTTAGTCCGTCCAACATAAAACAAAAAATAAAAGATAGAAAAGCAAAGTCTGAAGCTGCATTAGCTAATCAAACTCCAGAAGAGCAAGAAGCTGTTCAAGCTAGAACCACAGCTTTAAACAATATAAAAGATAATAAGTTTACTGGAGTAATTAACGGTAAGCCAATTGGATCAGAAGGACATAATGCAAAAGAAGAAATCACAACTAACCTAAAGGCTGTAGAAGATACCGAGGATGGTTCTGTTGAGCAGAACAAAGCTATAGCTACAGTCCTTGCTAATTTTGCATACGTAAGTGAATTATCTGCTATTTACAGTAGTGAGATTGGCAAGAGTATAGTAAGTGAAGATCAGATAAAAGAAGTTGAAAAACTCAACGAATATAAAGCTGATGTAGAAAAGCTTATTAATGAGAAGACTTCTCAACTTAGAGAAGCTGGCTCATCGTATAGCGACTATATAGAAGGTAGCGATCCAAGGTTGTATAGTATCGCTGATAGCGACCTATCTCAAGATGTGACCGATAGTATAGAAAGCAATAAATCTGTCGATAGCGAGGCTGTGAAACTTCGTGGTGAAGTAATTGAAGCTACATCTGAGTTAGCTTCTCTTGGGAAGACAGTAGAAACCGTATCTAAAGAGATAAGCGAGGGTGGTAAAGGATTTATTGGATTGAGAGAATATCTCAATATGGCAAATGAAGGAAAGCTCACAGACAACATAAAAGATAATTTTGATAAGTTTGTGTCGTATCTTCCAGCGAAAGCAAAGGCTTTCAGTGAAGCTCTTGATCTATCCAAGAAGAACAACAAACCATATTATGTGACCAAAGGTATGGATGGTCTTGCTGTAAGCGATACAAAGCCATCTGAGGACTCCTGGAGGATCAACGATGGTTACTCCAATAATCTTGTTAAAGAAACATCTGCTGGGGCAAGACTAGGTAAAGCTATATCTGGATTAACCATAAAAGCTCAAGAGAACTTTGTAAAAGGTGAAACCTTAAAAGCATCATCATCTCAAGCCTCCGAAATACTTAAATTGGCTGAAAGATATGCACCTAAAACAGAAACCAAAAAAGGAGAAACTGTAAGTGGCAAAGTCAAAGAAAAAGAAGTGCAAAGGCAAGCGAAAACGACTGAAAAGGAAACAGTTAAAAGCAGAGAATCGACAAGTACTAAAGATCAAGAAACAACTGATCAGTTAAATTTTGACGAAGAATTACCAAGTGAGTCTTCTTTCGATAATGTTAAAGAGACAATTGTAAAAGATAACCAACCTACAAACGAAGATATACCACTACCTACTGAAAACCCATCCACAGTAACTGAACAAGAGTTGAGTCAAATAAACAACGATAGTAATACTGAAGATACTTTTGATTCTGGTGAAACATATAATACAAAACAACTTAAAGGTTTTATAGGTAGAAACAATGATAGGTTATTAGTTGCAGAAGATGATTCTGGTAGTCTTGCAGATCATATGGAAGATACACTATCTGGTAAAGATAATATCTCAGACAAAATACCAACTGAAAACTTTACTGGTAGTGATATTGTAAAATATGGATCAGAGATGCTTGATGGCAATAAACCTTCAGAGCTTATCTCTCTTGGATCACTCTTCAATTCTATGAAGAAAGTATTTTCTAATGATCTGAATGTAGATATCGTTGAACAATATAAGAAGAAACTTCTACCAAACATATCATCATTGCTTATTGATGGAAAGTTACCAGATAGAGTTATCTATGCAATGGCTAGCGCTGCTCTTGTTTGGATCAAAGCTAATAGCTCTGCAACACTCTCAAACAACGAACACGAAATAAGTATGTTCTTGTATAATGAATGGGATCATCCTTTAACTTCAGAAGAATTTAACGCAATGTCAAACATTGGTGTTTGGTTAAACTCTTCTAGTCAAAATGCAGGTAAAGAAATACTCAACGTTCTTGGTATAAAATACAAGAAAGATACTGCTGGAGATGTAAGTAGACAAGAAGACCTGGAAGCAAGTCTTGGTTTGATGATGTTTGATATTCTTAGTCTTACTAAGTTTGACACTGGAAACGGTAAGACAAAACAATTATTTATAATACAAGAAAATCAATTATACCTTGGAGAGTTTAATGAAGAAAGAACTCTAAACCCAAGAGGTAAATCATCTACCACACCATTACGAACAGTTGTAGTGGATAGATCTGTATCAGGAGATAAGTTATCTAAAGATGTTATTGGCATACTAGAGTCACTTGATGGTGTCGAGAAAACGTTTACAAAGATAAATGGTACTCAGGTATCAAAAGAAAATATATACACTGACAAGCCACCTAAAGATATTCAAGATCGTGCAAGTGGTAGTCTCAGTAAACTTCCTACTGAAGTGAAAGATCTGCTTAAAAAGATGCAGAATGTTACATGGAAACCAATAACAAAAACACTTGATCTGTTCAAAAGGTTAGACGACTCCACACTTAATATTCTTGCTGGTACTGTTGATGTAAAAAGACTTCACGATGAAGATATTAAAGGGGCAGAGAGTAAAAACAGAGATATAGAAAAAGATATTAAACTTGCAAAAGACTTTGCAGATAAACCTCCTGCTTCTTTTTGGTTTAAATATAAAGCAATGAGCCAACACAGAATCATGATAGATAGTAATGGTATCAATGCTCTTAGGAGTAAGATCCATAGATACCTAGTTATGCCTGGTGAAGAGTTTGAATCAAAGATAAATACCAACAATGAAGAACAGTTAAATGTATTTAAACTTGCAGTAACTCAAGCATTTGGAAAAGGTTTTGATAAATCTTCTATCGGTAAATCGTTAATTGCCTTTGATGATATAGTTAATGATCAAAAAGTTATAGATGTTATAGACGCTATAAATTCAAATGATACAGCAAAGATAAATAAGACCCTTTCTGCTCTTGGTGGAAATTTTCATCAACTAGCCGGAGTTATGGCTTTAGCTGAATACGACAAAGAAATAATTAAGGGTAAGAAAAAAAGTTTTAAAACAACATTAGGCATTGAAACTGACGCTGTTACCAGTGGTTATGCAATTGGACTAACGCAGTTTATAGGAACATCTACAGACCTTAAAGGTAACTTGATAAAGGTTGGATTGTCTTTGGACAAGGATCCAAACGAATATCAAAATAACTTAGACGCTGGTAAGGACGATATATATAAAACTATATCAAGAATTGCCGGTAAGGTTATGGAAGGATTACGTAATGATACTGTCAAAGCATTATGGTCTATTCACGGTCGTATGCTCGAGGACAATATAGTTAACGATCTTGGACGTAAGCTTGCAAAGCCAGCATTTATGATACGTAATTATGAGGCTGGACTTGCAAAAAGTGTAAGCGGTGTTGTTGATGATCTTGTAAGTAAAATACATTCAACTCTTGCTTCTATTCAAAATGAATACAATGATGCAAATGCACTTGAGCGTCCTGTTGTTAAAGATAAAGTATTGTCTTTCCAGAAACAACTTAATGTTCTTGCTGGCACAAATGATATAATTCTTAAAGGTAATCTTAAGAAATTCAGTCTTAAAGACCATATAGAAAATATAAGAGCTAATGCTACTGAAGTATATACACCCGCTTTCGACCAAGCTTTTACAAGTTTAATAGGTGATGTTAAGGCAAGGAAAGATGCTGTTAGTCAAGCTGTTGAAGGTATGTATTTTATCTTTAGAGAAAAATACGATAGAGAGCTTGACCTTAAGCGCAAGGAACTTGGAAGAACAGCTTTAAGCAATAGTGAAAAGAGAGCTGTTGCTGAATCTTTAGTTGACACACATTACCCGATATTTAGAACTCTTGATAGTAATGGTACTTTTATTGATTTGGTTTCAAAGGGAAAAGATGGAAGTAGACGTATTGAAAACAAAATAAAAGGTGAGAAGAAAACATCTAACATAGAAATGCAAACACAAGGTTATGCTGCTCCTGG